TCAGAATAATAGGCACAGACAACTCAAATGCGATAATCGCTAGAATAAACGCAGGTATCATCCACAATTCCATAGATTCCCCATTCCCTGAGATTCTAGCACATTGAGGGAAAGATGTCAACTATATACTTAGAAAGGAGTAGAATTATGAACTGGCAATACAAAGGAACAGACTTCCTCGATTCCACTGGATACTTCGGTTTCGTCTACCGAATAACATGCAGCCTCACTGGACGCATGTATATAGGGAAAAAACTCTTCACTAAAGCGAAAATCCAACAGAAAACAAAAACAAAGCGTAAGAAGAAACTCCGTGTTGCGAATGATTGGCAATCCTACTTTGGGTCCAGTGAAGAATTGCTGTTCGATGTCAAGACATTCGGAGAAGATGAATTCCATCGTGAAATCCTGCATCTCACTACGAAACGAGGAGAGACCAACTATTTGGAAACACTGGAAATTCTGACATCAGGAGCATTATTATCCGAAAAGTATTACAATAAATGGGTTTCTTTGAAATGTCATAAGTCTACTCTTGCTCACCTCTCATCAGTATCCCAATTATCATCCCGATCTGCTCCCTTGATCCCAGTTGCATCATCATACTCTGACAAGGAATCATCCAATTCTTCTCCACAAAAGGGGCAAAACGTAGGAGTCGAATCCAGTTCATCGTAAATGAGTGTAATCTTTCGATTACACGACTGGCATTGTTGTGAAAATTTCATATTAAATACCTTTCATTTAACCAGTTTAGCAAGTTCAATGAGTCCCACCACCGCATCATGGATTGCCTTGTTTAATTCGAGGTTATTCTTGAGAGCGATGATCTTCTTGAGTACTTCAACATCGGCCATCAAATCCGCATATTCAGACTCAGAAATCGTCTTATCCTTGAGTCCTTTTGCAACTCCCTCAATCAATAGACTTATAGAAACTACATGCGGGTCTGTATTATATAAAGACAAATCAAAAAAAGGAATCATTTCGTTTTCCCTCCCGCGGCTTCCGCTAACGACAACGACATCGTAGTAATTATGCTCAATTTTAACCTACAATAGGCGTCATCCAAAGATTGTTCAGAGTTAGGTGAGTTAGCACGCTGATTTAGTGAGTTGATGGTTTTGTTCATTAAAGATGCCGCTTCCGCCATTAACTCATTATGAGGTAGAAACGTGGAATATAATACGGCCCTGTTAGATAAATCTCGAAGTGTTCGAGTCGTTGCATGGTCGCAAGAACCGTGACTAGCTAAATCTGCAATATCAATGAACTGTGAATACTCAGTCTCATGATATGTTGGTGGGGTAATGATTGAGCACCCCGATATGATAAGGGCAAACACAAATTCTAGCGATATCACCACCCATATGAATGACCAAATTGCTTTCATTGTGCTCATACTATCTCCCCCTGTTCTAATTCCATCAACTTCGACTCAAATTCTTCAATCAATTTCTGCACGGATTTTCGTAGGTATGCCCTCACTTCTTCTGATGAATTCGCGGGGTTATCAATCATCAGTTTCAATTCATTCATTTGCTGAGTGTTGCGTTCAATAATTGCGGTGACTTCTGTACTTATCATAATTTGTTAGCTAACCTCCGTAAAGTTTCTGCATGACAGCGTTTTGGAAAACACCAACACGCGAGGTTCTGACCATGTAGAGGGACCAACCACTTCGGGTCCACTGTCAATCTCCATATCGCATAGGCTTCAAATAGATCACACACGCGGGCCCGCTCTTGTTCTGTCATTTGTGATATAATGACGAATGGATTGCCCCAATCCGTACCCCGATCCACACGTATATAGGGAACACCAATTATCGGATGTCGCAAGTTAAGGATTGACAACTCTTCCGGCACTAAAAGACCAGTTTTCATAATTGACAGACTCCCGAAGGACACTCCATCACGGCTTCTGTCCCTGTTGTGTGAGATTCTTTGAAACGCTTCTTAGCTTCTTTGAGAGGAATCGCGCACAACGGTGGTTCCGCAACTTCCCCTGCTGCATTGACATATCCCCTTGTTTTCTCCCGATAGAATGTCGTGCCCTTGAGATGAGGGAGATATTCAAGCCACAGTTTCTCCATATCCTCAATGGAATAATCATGTGGCATATTGATTGTCTTTGACACAGCATTGTCCACATGCTTCTGTATGATCCTCTGGACTTCTAAGTGATCGCGCACAGTCAAATCATGGGAACCCACAAAATGCTTCACGTCTTTTCCCTCAAGCATGAACTGTTCAAATAATGGATGAAAGACGAGTTCCACTTTCCGCTCATCCTTCTCCCAATAGCGACGTTCATATGCAGGAGCGAACATCGGCTCAATACCTGAACTACAATTGTTCGAGAGAATACTAACTGTTCCCGTTGGAGCTTGAGTGAGGATTGCACAATTGCGAATCCCATGTTCAAGAATCAACGATTTTGTTTTCGCTGGCATACGCTTCATGAATCCCGATTCAACATGCTTTAACGGATCGCACAGAGGGAACGAACCCTTCTCAATTGCGAGTAGGACACTCGCTTCATAGGCAGCTTTGGAAATGAAACGATAGAGCTTATCAACAAACTTATTTCCTTCTTCTGATCCATAACTATATCCAAGCATCGCAAGCGTATCAGCAAGTGCAGTGGTTCCTAATCCAATGCGACGGAGACTGGCAGACTTGATCTTCATTTCATTCAGTGGGAAATGATTCACGCTGAGTGCATCGTCAAGGAATCGTACAGCAAGACGAATCGTATCTCCCAATGCAGGATAGTCAATCTCATCTCCCACAACAAAACGAGACAGCACAAGATGTCCGAGACAACACGGTTCCATCGCTGCAAGGGCAAGCTCACCACATGGGTTTGTGGTAACGAGGTTTTCGATGTAGTAAATGTTGCTTTCATGCTCAACAAGCTCCCAATTAAGAAACCCGGGTTCCGCTGAATTGTACGCATTCTTGACAATTGTATCCCACAAGAGACGCGCCTTGATCTGTCTTTTGTATTTCCCCTTCCAATGCAACTCAATTTCTGTATCCTCTTTTACTGATTTGATGAACGCTTTAGTGTGCTTGCATTTTACAGAGACATTCGCATGGGTGAGTTCACCCTTCACTAATTTCGCACTGAGAAATTCTTCAATGTCGGGGTGAGTAAGGTCGAGGCTGAACATAAGCGCAACACGCCGTTGTCCGCCGTTACGGATGGGCTGTGCACAACCATCGATGAGACGCATAAGTTCAACTGCACCAGGTGCGACTCCTCGTTGCCCTGCGATGGATGCACCTCTTGGACGTACATCTGAGAAATCATCTCCACACCCACCTCCTGTCATGCTAGTGACAATCATATCATATGCCGACTTGCCCCATCCTTCTTTACTATCTTTGTTGGGGTCCAACACAAAGCAATTGAGTAATTGTGGATTCGTGCGCCCTGAGTTATACCATATACGTCCACCCGGAACAAACAGATTGCGAACGAGGACTTCATAGAATCGATCTACATAGCACTTTTGTTTCTCAGGTGCTTCTGCTATCGCCATCTGATGAGCCACGCGACTACATGCTTCTCGCCACGTCTCTTCGGGAGTAAACGCATAACGATCTTTGAAAATCTTTAATGAGAACCCTGTGGGTGAATACTCTTGTATTACGTTCATTGTTATCGTCCTTTTGCAATTGCGTCTACCTGTGAACCCATCGGCTCAATATCCTCATAGAATATGGGGATTCGTTCTTGGAAAATCTTGAGAAGAGGAATAGTAACTTCACGGCATTGTGGGTGTGTTTCGCGGGTCGTTCTCATCAATAAAAAATGTCTCCAATTGCGGAGGTTACAGGTCATGACGATCTTGGAGCCAAGGGCATTAGGAAGAATGGATCGTGCTTCTTGTGGCTTCCACCCCTTCCCAATCAACTTTTTATATGTATCTTCCACCACAGCAATACAATGTAACCAATCCTGATCGAACTGTTCGACAAACATATTTCTCGATTCTTCATTTACGGCTTTTACATCTGTGGCAATATGACTGATAGAGTCTACAGACCAATTATCCAAATCAATGACGGACTTCTCATCCCATCCCTCTGCATTCCACGTCTTAGGATACAAGAAACTCGGTGGCATTTTCTTTTCATAGTTCACAAAGCGGGTGGACTCCTGAGTGTAGGAGGCAAGACGGTGCCGTACAATCTCATGAGTAATGCCACGGTCCACATAGAATTCCACAGAAATGCTGGCATGTTCTGTGACACTCCAATCTCCATGGCTCAAAACCACCGCACGGAGAAAACGATCCCATGATGTTTCTGTCTGTGCTTCTTCTGAACGGTGAGAAATACGAGCGATACGCTCAATCTTACGGAGCATTCTGATTCCTTGCTCACTAGAACCCAAATCATAATCATCCACCAGTACATACGGCTTCACAATGTTCATACTAAAGTTCTCCTTTGTTGATAAAACTGTGGGGAACCACAAATAGACAATTTCTTATGTTCTGCGAAACGTACTTCAGGCTTCTTGTGGGTGAAACCTATGTACCGCTTCCCATTCGTTGTGTTGCTAATTTGGTAGATTGTATACATTTCTTCCAATACGTCAAATGTGCTAATGCTGTTAATCCTGAAAATGTATTCTTATATATGATGTCTTGAATATCTGAGGGTGAATAACCCCCCAAGACCATTTCATTGATGTCCTTCGGAAGAAGCCAGGAAGGCCAAACTACCACTTTATGTCCTAACTTTATTGCTCGTTCCATTTGCCTGCATATTTCTCCGCTACGTTTTTCGTTGTCATAGACTAGAACAATCTGAGCGGCAGACAATCTTTGTGCGGTTAAGATTAAGTTTGAATCGCACGAAGCAATTGTATTACCAAGAAAAAGACTATCTAGGGGTCCTTCAACAATCTGAACAAGTTTATTCTGATCTATTCTGTCCAACCCATAAATGAGCTTATCATCGTCCTGATTCGTCCTCACCGTGATATAGCGCACCGCATTGTCCTCGAAAGCACGTCCAGAAACGGCGAGGAGGGCTTTGTAGGGGTCATAAAAGGGAATGACGAGTCTAGCTTCAGGTAACAGGGCTTTTCCATGTTCGGGGTAGATTTCCTTCAGGAATTCAGCATAGTTTTCCGTAAAATAAAGCTTGCTCCAAAACTCCTGCGGAATCATACGTTCCTTGACATAACGAATGCAATAATGAGTCTCCGGTAGGTGGGTTAACTTCTCGGCATTCTGAAAGATTGCTTGCTCCATCTTCCCGAATCGTATTGACGTGGAAGGACCCTCAAAGACATTGGGTTCCTTTATTCGACGTTTGAGACGTGGTGTATCTCCAAATGTTTCAAACAGATAGTCTTTATAAAGGGTAGGAGCAACCTTCAGGATGAGTTCCCCAAGCCATATAGCTTGCGTGCAGTTGTGACATTTGTAGGCAAGACGTTGCTTATCGCGGTAGATGTATCCCCGCATTTTGGTTTTTTTAGTTTCAGAATCCCCGCAGAGGGGGCAGCGCACATTGAAGAGATAATCGTTCTTGCGAACGAATTTATCAAAGTGAGTGGAGAGAAGTTGGGTGTATTTCAAATCCGTGTATAATGCCATCTCTGGATTATACACGAATTGGAAGTGGAAATCAAGTGTTTACTGCGCCCCAGTCCACGATACGCGACTATGAACGGGGTCAGTAATGTGTCCTCTTGGAAAGTTCTTTGCAGGAGTTTTCCAGCTTGCCGCTTTATAGATGTTTCCCTTTGGATCAATAAATGAATGAGCGGAACGTGAAGGACCGTGGGCAGTAACTACGCGAGTATATTTTGGACCATGCTCAAACGACACACTCATTCTATTATGCTCAGGAACAGGTTTCCCCTGATACTCTCGTTCATGATCGTTCACAATATGGTTTGCATAACGTGACAAATGCTCATCTCCATATTCACGCACTGCTGGCTTCTGTCCGAATGCTTCTTTCAGTTCGTGTTGTCCTTCTTCTGTGATGAAATCTCTAAAGTTTAACATAGTGCTCCCTATTGCCCACGAAATTGAATCGCTTTGAAGACCATTGTCCACTCCACATGACCAAGAATATATCCTAGCACGATGAGTGCACCAATGAGAATCCACTTCCACCTCTCCAGCGTATGTAATGTCCTGGTTACCTTCTCTTCCTGTGTTAAATCAACTGATGGCTTTTCCGAGAAGATACCATCAATACGTCCATGAACGGCTCGCATATCGGCGTCAAATTCCGCATGAATTTGTTGAGACGAATCGTGCTTCAATTCATGCAGCGCAATCATCTTACAAAGATTCGCATTCATCGCTTCAATTTTTTCCACAGCTTCGGTAAGTTTATCAATCACTTTTGCAGTGAGGAAAATGTCCTTTTGTGCGAGGGCAACATCTATTTTCAATGCAGAAAGCATTTCTTCAATCGATAGCCCAGGCATAATTACTTCCCGTTTCTAGCGTTAATAACTGTTGTGAGTTGTTCTGTCTTAACTGCTGAACCCGTCGAAGAGCCAAAGTAATAAGATAACACTAATCCTACTGCTGCGTCAAGTGTTCCCATTGAACGCATGACGAAATCGCGCATCGTAGGATCGACGACTGTATGAAATACTGCAACTTGTACACCAATGTACAATCCGATAATCAATCCTGCAATTATACGAGGAGTCCAGTCCTTTGTTTGAATCTCTCGATTTCGTGCATCTGCTGTATCTCCTGCTTTGATCTTGAGCACATCAACATCTAGTTTCTTGAGGTCCAAGACTAGCTGTGCGTCCACTTCCTTGATCTTGAGGAGTTGTTCAGGAGTCGCACCTGCGATAGCTTGCATCACTTGATCGTGGCTTGTATCAGGAGCTAATCCCAGTCCACTAATGAGGGCTGTGGTTGCCATCCCCGCAAGGGGTCCACCTAATGCTGACGCGATTGTTGGGGCAATTGTTGCGAGAATTCCCCCTGCTGCTTTAAGATAATCTGTCATGCTTAACTCCTTCCTAACGATTCACTGCTTGATGATGAGCGTATGCTAATTCTGATGCAGACGCATCGACGTGTTGCGTCATATTTCTCCAATGTTGTCGGTCTTTATGTGGGACCGTATCCCAATATTTTTCATGAGCGGGTCGCGCTTCTCGGTCTCTTGCCATGTGATCGTCAAGATGCTGCTTGTACTGGCGGATGCTATGAATCGAATTATCTGGGGTTCGTGTTACATCTCCATATCCATACTTGCCATGATGATAGATTCCATGTCCCCTATGAAGACCCCTGAACACGGGATTTTTCATCGATTCTTCGATGTGTGACTTGAGTGAATACATTAGTTCCTCTTTGAGCCCACTTAATGTTTTGCGTCGTACCATCGGCTTCATAATTGAACCTTTCCTTTTCTTTGGAAGCACTCCCGGCTCCCCCTGTGGACCGATACCGATTCCTGCGACGTTCCCCGCTCCTGCGGAGTTGACGATGCCCTCTTCTGCCATCGCAATGGGTCCTGTTGGACGTGTCGTGTCTGCACCCACAGCACCCTGTGATTCATATTCCTGTTCGCTTGCGTGATCGCTTCCTTCATCAGCACCATAGACTTCCGGGTGCAACTTATTCCAATCACGCATGAGCATTCCCGCCATCGCATTCGCTTCATACTCCAACTCATCCAACGGCATATCAGGTGATCCATTCAAATGCTGTGCATCGTGGACAATTTCATGGGCAAGTGTGCGGAGAACGTCCGCCACATGCCGTCCTTCAGTCGCTACGATAATGCTTCCATCACCGGGGCGATAGGAACCGAAGGAAGTACTGCCTGTCTTATCCACCAATGTCAATTCAGGATGCTCCGTGATACCTAATTGCGTGCAGACGTGAGCACAGAAATCATGGATATAATCCTCTAAGAATGGACCTTCCGATTCAATAAGAAATTGCATGTTATCTACGTTTCCCTCTCATAGCCGCATCTTCCAGCCTATTGATACGATTTTCTAATGCAGCCGATTGACGCTCCAATGCTTCTCGTTCCTGATTATTCACACGTTCTGTGACACTTTTAAGCCACCCTCTCAATTTCTCAATATCCTCTTTGTGAGATTCAGATTCAGAGTGGAGCACACCAATCTGCACGGCGTATCCTTTAATCTGCTCATCACGAGCAGCCTTGGCTGTGCTGAGGCTGGACGACAAATCCGAATACATACCAGCGAGAGTGGCGCACAGAAGCAAGGTACTCAAAATGGTGCCCTTCTTCTCAGCTATCTTTGGAAAGAGTGTTGGGAATAGTTTCAGGAGAAAACTCAGAATCGCGTTCATCAAATCTCAACTTTCGTAAAATATCAACAACAAATGGGTCGAGTTGACATTCATCAGAGAGAATGCTTCTTCCCCTAATTCCCACAACATGATTGGGCATATAGTTCAGAAATACCAGAAATGTCTTTAGGATGTCATAATCCTCTGTTCGAGTATGATAGAACAACAAACGAGTCGCGGGGACTCTTCCGAAAATATTGTACAAAATAATCAAGTGATTCAGAATCAGACGCTCTTTCAGTTCCCCATATTGATTGTAGCGTCGAAACAATCGCCTCACATAACTCAGATGTTTCAAATCTTCTTTAAGTTCACTCTTGATAAGTGTAGGCTTATCATAGCACTTGATCGCATAGATCATGACCGTGTCGTGGTTCAAATCAATCAAATCAATCATAGTAAATTAGTCCTTATGGTTTCTTTTCGGGAATCCTCTGCCCACCACGTTGACGGTATCCTAAAATGCTCGCGGCGTCATTCTGTTGATCTCCATATTTCCACATCGCACTCTTATCATGTTGCCCGATAGCTTTTTCTGCTTCTCCCGCATCCCTGAGAATGTAATGCAGTTCGGCATCTGACTTATGATGATAGGGGTGACCAGGAAGTATATGATGCAATTTCTTCGCTTGTTCAAACAGTCTCAACATCTTCATCGCTCAATATCTCCTCTAATTCGTTCTGGGTAACTATCTCAGAAAACACTTCGAATTCCCCATCTGTGACTTCATTCATCGTGAACGCAAAATATATAAACAGGAGGTTCGGGCCTTCAATAGTGGAGACAAGAGGAATAATGATTTCACCGTCATTTTCCAGGAATTCATCTGCATAGACGGAGACGGGGGGGAGTTCTATATTGCGGCCTTGCAAAAATACCCGTACTTCCTCGTACTCCGCAGCCGGATGCCTCGCATAGTCCGTGATGTCGTCCAAATGATCGTTGAGTTCTCCGCGCACCCCATAATCAGACAAATAACTGGATTCGGGGTCCCAGGTTGTCGCCGGAACCCCTTCCATACATTCTTTCACATGATCGCAAAAGTCCTGCATTACGCTCCGACAATAGCATCATCGCTGTTGGCTACGTTATCGGTTGCCATTGATCCTGAAGCCACCAGCACTTCATAGTGTACGCGGTTAGCACGTCCACCCATTGTAATAGCAAACGTAGGAGTTGCATTATTCGTCGTCACAGTCCCCAATGTTGGAGTGTTCGTGTAGTTGCCCCCACGATCTGCAACAGTCACAGTGAGAATCTGTCCTGTGTTACATGTTACGACAATCGTTGCGGTTCCTGTGTTCGTTCCCAATGGAGTCACACGAGGATTAGCGTCAAAGTTTCCACCACCGTTGTTGATAACTAATGCGGCGACGTTCCCCGCTGCATTCTTCGTATAAGAGATGTTCGCAAGTTGGTTGTTGCCTGTTCCACCACCAACTATTTCACAGAATCCATTCTGAGCGTATCCGACACCGTTTGCCACTGGTCCCGCTGCTGGTGTTACGGAATCAATTGATCCGTTTGCACGGACTGTGAAAGACGCATTCGCTGCAACGTTCCACACTCCACCACCTGTGATTGATAGATATTTTGCTGTCGCATTTCCCGAAAATCCCTTTCCACCACTCACAACAGCAATGGACGCAATATCACCAGTTCCTTGTTTGCGTAGAACCCACCCGGAATGTGTAGCAATTGATCCTTCAAATTGGCTGTTGGATTTTTCTCTTGAATCAATACCAAATACACCTAATGCAGCATTGGCTTGAAATGCCCCAACCTGTGTGTTGCCGTATAACCAAAATCCGTTAGCTGAGTGACCCGCAGCATCACTTGTCGATTCTAAATTCTGCTTTGGAGCCCCAGTGTTAGCATCAACCATTTTCCACAAAGACATATAAATTCTCCTTAGTTACTGAATTGTTTCTTATACGGCCCGCGTTTCTGTCCTCTCATCCTTATTAACTGAGCGAGCCTGGACTCCTCATTTCGTTTCACACCCTTAAAAATAACCCAATTCTTTAAGTTTTATAATCGTTGTCTTGGCGCTATGATGCAAAATACCTACTCCCCCCGCCGCCTCAAATTCTCTGATATTATTCTCATGGTCGTCGATGAGAATGTTCCGTACCTGTCCGTTACGTGCGAAGTTTTGTTTATCCTGTCGTTCCACAATATGAATATGACTGTGGGGAATCGAGGGAATATTCTTTCGATACCATTCCCGCTTTCCCCGCTCTACTTGTTCCCACACAAAACCCCAGGGTGCACTAGGAACCGCGGTCAAAATTTGTGGATTGTATTTCTTTAAGAAACCCCAATACACATCCAAGTCAGGCATCGGTGGAAGTGTTTCCCAAAAATCATGCTGCTGACTCAGAACCGCTCCATCTCTGTCACGTACTGTCCCACCAATCCATTGGTGCCCCAGTAGCTTCTCTGCTCCCGTGTAGAAATCACAGATAACTCCGTCACTGTCACTATAAATCACCGACCGTAGGTCTCTCATTTTATTTATGTTATCTCACACCTTGACTACCGCTTCGTGGGGAGGCTGTGTCCGGCATAGTTGTAAGTGAAGTATAGATGGGTTCTGATTGAAATTTATCGTCCGCACCAGACCCTTTTACGTCAATTTTTCGCCCTTTTTTCTCAGGAGTCGGAGTATTGCTCTTTGCTACTGTTGGAATCGCACTTGCGGGCTTTCCTCCATCCTGCGTCGTTGTGGGTGCTGCTCCATCCTGTGGTTGTGGGGCGGGTGCATTGAACTTCTCTTTGTTCGGCTCATGGGCTCCCTCTTGATTCTGAGGAAGATTATCCTGCTTTTCACTCTTCCCGTTCTTCTTATCCTTCGCTGCTTGGAACGCTTCCTGCACAATCTTGTTATTGATCCCCTTATGACTTGCTTGGAATGCCGCAATCCTTCGCTCAGAAGTTTTCTGATGCTTCCCTGGCATCCGTCTATGCTGTCCACAATCACTCGCTCCGTGTTCTCCAGGTCCCAAGTCCTTCCCGCACTGACTACAGAACGTGTGTTCAAACTTCGCGCCTCCGCTCTCATCAAATGCAATATTGAACGCTTCATCTAAGTCCTTGCGTCGGGGTTCCTCGTACTTCCTAGATTTCTTTCTCACATGCTTGATGAACTTCGCTGGGTCTTTCCTCTGTTGGTTCATATAGAACGTGCGACGAGTGGATGCTTCTTCCAGCTTTCTATTTACAGTCGCTCGCGCCACAGAATGTGCTCCCCATTTTGACTGTTTTTCTCCTATTTTCTCCGCTTCATGGGGCTCTGAAGCATGAGGCATATGGAAATCTCGGTCCTTTTGATCGATTACATGCCACTTTTGGGAGTTTGTTCCAAAGACAATCTTATGTCCTTTAGCTTTTGCATCCTGAATCGCTTGCTGGAATGACATACCAGGTGAAGAGGATTCCCCCAGTTGACTAAATGACTTACTCTCTCGTCCTGTAATCACAGTCTTATGAGCCGCAGACGTTTCCCTTGCATTTGCTGTGCTGTTTGTCTGTCGTGTCAAATTCTTCTTCTGTTTCTCCGCTTGATCCACAGGGGGTCTCTTTGGAGTCGCAAGCCGTTCATGATGAGATTGTTCTTCGCGGGGCGTCAAGGATTCTTTGATGCCTGCAATAAATTTCTCAGGATGCTTGGTGCGGTACTTGGAGAACTTCTTATAATCAAACTTCTTCTTCGTTATACCTACACGGCGACGTTCAGCGGCCGTAGCATTGTAAAAGGACGTATTCCTTTTCTCTTCTTCCAGTCCAGCTTTATCCAACTTCGTGTAATAGTCTGGACGCTCTCCCAAGTGATCTAATGCAATCTCACGGGCTACGTCGAGCTTTGACGTGTGTTCCTGCTCAATCTTGATACCCCTTGCTAATTGATCGTGAATATACGAAACTGTCACACTATATTTCTTCGCAAGCGATTCGGGAGAATGAGTGGGCTTGTCCAGAAGATTTTCTGATAGTAAAGCCCTCTCACGGTACGCACGAAAGATGGACTCCCTGATGGGAACCACGATTTCTTCTTTGAACACTTTGAAGCGTTTCATGGTTACCCCCTCTACTTGTTGTGACCCTTATCTTCTATTACTTCAAGGTCATGTGCTTTCACATTCTTTTCCATCCACATATCTGGGTTATAATTTGCTAACCATTTATGGGCGTGTTCAGGTGAATGAAAGCCGCTGGCATAAACAGCGTTATGATTCTTTTTTTGTACGATTTTGTGTGTAACTTCCTTCAAATATACCTTCTCACCAAGAACTCGTCGAACAGTCTTATAGACATCTGAGTGCTCATGCAGCACAGTGTCATAGTGGGGAACATCAGAGTGTGAATCATATGTCAAATGCTTCTTGATCGCACGATGCACTTGGAGTGCGGTCTTGCCCCCCAGATCATTGAGATGGACTTTTCCATCCCCATGGTGTGCAATTCCACTTCCACCTAACCAGTTTCCATGTAGTGTCTTTCCGTCCGTGGACAGCTTCTTGCTGGATGCTGACTGCTTGTTCAAGAATGCTTTAATGACTTTATGGGAACCTGCACCGATAGTCATTTCGTCGAGTTGTTCAGCTTCTTCATGGAACTTATATGTAGGAGCGTATGCAGTTCCGCGTCGTCCTTCCGGTCCAACAGCATCAAGTCTATTGTGCTTTCTTGTAATGAATCCACCCACTTTATCTGCTTTCGCATATTCTTGTTTCATCTTAGCTTGTGCCTGATTATGATGAGGACCGCTGACTGCTTGGCGCTGATATTCGTCGCCTCGTTCGATTCTCGCATCATGCACCTTATGAGCAAGACCCAATGAGATTTCGTCGAGTTGTTCCACTTCCTCTGATACACCCTTCTTATGTGCGGAGAACTTCTTCATCGCTTCTCCGTGTGTTCGTGCAGTGTCCCAAAAGTGCTTTCCTTGTTTGAATCCCTTAATATGGTAAACTCCATGCTCCTTATTCATATGGAAATGCGTGTTATCATCAACATGATGTGACAACTTTGCACCCACCGCAAAGTCATACGCATCATAGGGCTTGCGTTCTTCTTCTAGCTTAGTAAAGCTACCCACTTTATCTGACAGCTTATCGGCTGCTTTCTTAATTCCTTGAGTGCGCTTCTTAGAGACCATAGCAGTCTTTACATCACCCGTTCCAACATGCCGCACATTGTAATCAATGTCATTAGCAGATTTCTTGATATAGTTTGACAGTGTGTGTCTGCTGAGTTCGTCGATCTGTTCAACTTCCTCTAGCTTTTCCACGGCGCGACGAATACCCTTTGTGCGCTTGAAACTCTTTAGTTGGTACTTCTCTGCTTCTTTATCATTTCCAACCATCCTCATATTACCAGACTTCACCATCAGAAGGTCCTTATTTCTTGCGGCACCCCGTACATAACTTCCGAGTGTCGCTTTACTGAGTTCGTCGAGTTGTTCAACTGCTTCAGTAACTTTCTTCGTGCCACACACTGGGCACGTCATACTTCCTTTTGTGAAAACACGCACTCTTCCACACTTCCCACAATGCTGTAAGTGCCCCTGTTCAAGTTCCTTTTCTCCCTTTGGATCATCCGTCAAGTGTGCAGGAAGTCGGCTTGTCATAGCAGTTTCATAGTTGTACTTAGACTCTGCGAGTTTCTTCGCTCTCGCTGTTGCAGTTGCATACATCATATTGTCGTATTTGTAGTTTTCTTCTAATTTTCTAAGATATTTATTGATAGTATAGCGGCCTTTTTGCGCTCCACCCAACTCTAGTTGCTTTTTGGTTTCTTTCGCGTCAGCCGCGGTCGCATGGATTGAATGAGCAACCCTCTTCTGTTCATCATACACGTGGTGCACGACGATCTTTCTAGATTCGGAGAGTTCCTTCGCTCTCGCTGTTGCAGTCGCATACATCACATTCTTGGCACGTTCACCATAATGTGACTTGAAACTCTTGATAGACTTCTTCATACCATGGACGATATCTTCCTTCTTCTCTGACTCAGCGGGAGTCAAAGTCTTTTCCTGCAACAGTGATTTTTCATTCATCAATACACTCTTCACTGCTTCACTCATGAGTGTCGGTTTCTTTGTCACCGTAATCTCTGGGTGGTAGTCGTGAGCTTGCACCAACATTTTCTTATATTCAGTTGGGTCCAAATGAGTTGCGGTCCGAAGCGTATCAATCTTCTTACCATGCAAATGCACATCATACACATGTGGATAATTCTGCATTTTGGATTCTTCCAAGGATTTCTCCTTCTTCTCAACGCGAACTTTCGACCACAGGTGCATGGGGATTCCTTCGGGGTGCGAGTGGCTGCCCACGCTGACAGTTTTCTGCATGGCTTCGGACCTGTCCTTAGCTTCTACTTCGTGTTTGTTGCCTAAGTGATCCGTAACATTCCAAACATGCTCTGAAACAAACTGTGCGTTTTCGTGTTGCTTAATCCTTTGATCGCTCCATCCCATTTTCTTGAGATGTCTGCGGGATTCCTCTTTGTCCATCCCACCCATCACGCCCACCATAGCATCGGGCATTCTAAGGGTTTTCTTGGCAATCTGTGTCTGGTGATAATCGAATACGTTTTTTCCTTCTCCTAGCATCGCGTCCTCCACTTTCTCTGGTAAAAATCCTTGTCTATTCTCAGGGCTGTGAGGAAATAATCTCTTCAACCATTTGCTCTTATTGGTGTCAGGGTGATGCTCCTTCTTCCCGTCCTTCTCCGCTCTCTTTACTGGGGCAGTTTCCTTGCTCTCATCCTCTTTTTCCGTGATGTGGTGTTTCTTTGCAAATGCTAGTGTGGCCGCTTTACGTGAGTTGAAAAGTTCATCATAACTTGCTGTATGCTCCGGCTCTGTCACCTTCGTCACTGGCACTTCTTTAGCAGCAGTTCTTTTCACCCCCAAATGAAGCGTCATCTGACGGGTTTCCTTCAACTGTTCCTCTTGGTGTCTCTTATCTACTTCAGCTTTCGCCCGTTCATATCCCAAATGAGGACCCGGTCCTTTTCCTATCGTCGCACATTTTACTGCCGCAGTTCCTTGATTGCGATATACTTCAAAGTGTCCTTTAGGGTGTGAACGAACAGTATAATTACCTTTTTCATAAAGTATATTCTCTGTGATAGATTCTTCCTTCAACTGATCCTCTTTAGACGCATCCGGCACAGTCAACTTCACAGACACGGCTTTGCTACCATGTCTCTTCTCGATCTTCTTATGAGCCTCAGACTCGGATTTTGCAGTCACATATTGACCCTGGTGACTACCCCCCATGTGATAGAAGTAGGATTCTTCGTCTAATTTTCCAGGATGAATGTCCTTAATATGCTGATTTACGCGAGCGATTTCTTCCGGCGACAACGTGGGATTATTGAACTGAACATGGTGAGGAGACACGACATGGTTATAGCGAATAGGAGTGACTTTCGTACCATGCAGGACATCGTGATTACCATGAAAGGAGTGCGGAACGACATACGTTTTTCCGTTAATCGTACCCGTATAATGTGCGTCCGTTTTCGTGGCGCGTTGAAACTTCGGGACAAATTCTTCGTTACGCATTTGCTTAAAAGACTTCATGGGCTCTCCTTATTTGATATCTGACTTAAATTTCTTCAACGTTTTCTTAGGTCCGGCAGTCGCCTTTCCATTATTCGTCGTGTCCTGTGTTTCTGAAGGGCTGCCTCCGAGAATAGGCGCTCCACCTTCCATGCTATCCACGACTGGCTCACTCTCCGCAAGCAAGCGTGATCGGAAGAGTCGGAAGTCAATGGGACCATGAGGAAGCGAAGCATCTGTATCAAACAGTTGCTCAAAATCCTCATTGAGCTTCTTCTTTGCGGACTTCTTCTCGTCCTTCTTCTCAGGAAGCGGCTTCAGTGCTTTCTCTTTTTCAATCAACCGATCATGCACAGTCAAGTGACTGACACGACCAGCTTTTCCATAACGTCCCTTACCATAATACTGCAATCCAAGCTTCTGTGCGTCTTCCTTCGCTTGCGAATCGGCTGGTGGAGGAGCAACTTTTGCTTGTTGTTTCTTGTTCCCCACAGGGGCTTTTGCAATCTTGCTCAAGTGCTTATGAATCCAGATCGCGGCATTCTCCGATTTCGGAGGTGTCTGGGTGAACTTCTTCACCGTCTTGTGCAAGTCGTCTAATTCTGCTGTTTTCTGTCCTGCAACGTCAGGGTCCGCATTCTGTCTCAAGTCCTCATCATTATTGAATTCGTGATAGTGTTCTCCACCGAATTCCTTTGCGAGCTTCACGCGAGAATCCTGTGCTTTGCGCCACTTTTCTGCACGAAGCTTCTCAGGAATGACACGTCCACCCCTTTGTCCTCGTTCAACGTTACGATTGCGGCTCACATTGTCGGAAGCGTCCACGAATACCATCTTACTGTCGTAACCCAACGCTTCCAGCTTATCTTTGATCTTCTTAATATGTGCGTGATCTGCGGAAGTACTGTTAATAATCAATCCGTTACGTCCATGAATCGCTAAGCGTTGGCGTAAATCCTGAAGGGACTTTGCTTTCTGACGATGTACATTGCGTCGTTCCTGTTCACTTTCCGGCATCTTCTTGTCAAGATGTTCTTTCGTCGTCAAGTGATCCAATGCTGTATCAGAGTTGATCTCCGTCAATCCATGTCCGTCAAGAGCTTTCTTGAGGACAATATCCTTACCAGAACCTGGGGCTCCTGCAAGGAACACCGCTTTGAAAATTCCTGCATCATTGACGTGTTCTGTGAGCAATTCTTCTTCCTTAATTGGTTTTAATTTTTTGATTAAGGCGTCAATCTGTTTTCGTGTTTCTTTTTGAGCCGGAGAATTAGGGAACTGTCTTAACGCTTTATTCTCCAATTTAGACAATTCTAGTGTACGCCATGAACTTTTCCACGGCTGTCCTTTCAAAGAGTATTCTTTTTTTTGGAAAAGAGACTCTGCAAAAGTTTCCGCAACATTTTTTCTAAAGGAGTTGGGATATTCTTTCGTTGCCGCCAATGCTTCAAGTACATTAGCATGGATTATGATAGCGGGAATTGTTGACTCTGCACTAAGATTCAGTAAAGCTAAGAATCTGTGCTGTCCATCTATGATGTAGTGATCCTGGGACACCAAAATCGGTTCGTCGAGAGCATCGCTTTGTGGTCCCATGAGGTTTCTGATTTTAGACTCGTTGAAGTCCCCCTGAGTAAGAGAGAGGGAGTCCACCGGAATCTCTGCATAAGTGGAATCAATGTTCTTCTTAAGCCTAAGCCAATGGAGAAAATCGGGGATATCAGAGGATGTGACTTGAGGTAGAGACGAGCGTTCGATGTTTAGCCCGTTTTGTGGTAAATACAGTGAATTCATGAATGCTCAACCTCTACAGTTGGTTTTTGAATGTGCGTCTTAGAGTATTTATGTTACAGCGGCTTTTGGCAACGGACCCAAATCCACTGGGGGTGTAAGTCATGACACGGTTCAGTGAAGATGTGATCGAATCCCACAAACCCATTATCTTCGATGTCCTTCTTGAGGTCTGCGACGTTCTCCACACGGACATCTGGGTTGTCGCTCGCATCAAATCCATGGAAGTAATCAACTGAATGAGTGTGTCCGGGTCCAAATCCCATCTGAAAACAGAAGAACCCCCCCGGCTTGAGGATTCTGAGAAATTCCTTATATAAGTCCAGTCGCCATTCTCGGCACGAAATGTGCTGCATACAAATGACGGAGAAGACAACATCATAAGTGTCATCGGCGACCATAGGCAAGGAATGTCCGTCTGTCAGATACAAATTGGGCACAGGAATGCCTGCGCTCCCCAAGTTCAGGGGAACTTTTGAGAGAATCCCAGGTGAACGATCTGCCCCGTCGATACGGGCAAAGTAATTCTTGAACTTAATCATGTTGCGACCTGGTCCGCAACCATACTCAAGAGCGAGCTTATTCTGCATGATGGGGGTGCCGCGGAATAAGAGTTCTTCGTTCTTGTCTGCGTTGTGAGCGTCGTACCATCCCACAACAGGCTCCCGATTCTCCAATGACCATCTTGCTGCCTCACGTTCCAGAAGGTTCTGGAAATGATCCCCCGTTTCGGGTACTACAGGAGTCGCACTCACACTCTGCGTTTCTGTGTTGTATACGAATAACGACATCTTCTCGTCCATAATCTAGTCCCTCCAATACGCAATATCGATTTCGGAATTGTCCTCATGCACATAATCTACACGCTGCTTGAATCCCGCACCTGCTAGGAACGTGGACATTGACGCGAACGTGTTGTCCACATCAGTTATATAGACAGGCACTTGATACGTGACTTCGCAACGTCCAGACTTCACATTCTGAATCCAATCTCCCAAGCTCTTGAGTGCGAGCAAGTCATTACCCTGGCAGTCCGTCCACAGAAAATCGATATGATCGATCCCGTACAGTTCCAACAACTTTGCGAAGTTGATCGTATGGACTACGATCTTTCCAGTCATGCCACGCTGATACTGCCAATGCTTTTTGAGAGCGGTCTGAAGCAAGTCGGGGTGCAGAGGATAGAGGCTATTGATCCCTCGTTCGTGATCCATGATGTGAAACTCTTTGATCGCATCAGTCGTATCGACGGCAAACGGCCAGAGCGTCACGCGAGGATCATCTTTGAATCGCTGCACCAACTTCGCAAAGAGGAACGGGTCAGGTTCCGCTGCATATAGTTTATCGGGATTGTGCGCGCCCAAGAGTTTTGCTGTATCATCTCCATTGTTCGCTCCGATTTCTACCACAATTTTCATAATATCTCCTAATCGTTCCGCGTTTGGTTGATTGCTTCAGCACACAGTCGAGTTAATTCCTCGGTGTCGTGCAGCAAGAAGAATCTCAGCGTTGAGGTCCATCACATTCCCGGTTTCCAAAAAGTGATATCAGGAGTATAGCTCTTGTTCACTGTATAATCCCATGTGAAAGTGAATCCATGATCCAACAACCATCCGGCTACGTTCGATTTCAAATCCTGGTAAATAGCAATTCGTCCTCGTTCGACATCCTTGAAACGCTCCGCTAAACTCTCAAGACAATTCTCTTCACAGAATGGAGCATCAATGCGGAGATAATCAATCTTCTCAATCCCATACAGGTTCATGAAGGTATCGAGCCGCATCGTCCACGTCAATCGAAAGCTTTCGGGTTTATCCGTTCGGAAGAAGGGATTCACAAGAGTACTTTGTCCATTGGGATATTTGAACAATGGTTCTTGATTATCCCCCAGGTCGACCGCAAACGGAAGCAGCGTGAGTCGAGGATATGATCGTGACTTTATCTGCAAGTCTCGAAACTTCTCAACATCAGGTTCAAACGCATAGACATTCGCCTCTGCATTCGCAAGAAAATGAAACGTCTCAATCCCTTCATGCGCCCCGACTTCAACAATCGTACTCATGTGTCCCTCTTAATGATCCAATACCTCCGCTGTCCCTGTCGGAAATATCCACTGTTCTTTTCCTCCCAATCATAGTAATGGATGCCTCCATTAGGGGGAATATTCAATTCAGGTACATCATAGCGATTCCATGTTGCGCCCAACGATTCAACACAATTCTGGAAGTTGTTTGCCGACATCACTGTACCGATACGATTCACTGCATGATCGTATTGATCCATCTCATGTTTCTTCTGCTCATATGTAGGATCGATCAAATCAATGATTTCCGTTTCAAGACATAGTATGGGGGCTAACTTCAAACAACACGCTAAATCCTGCTTCCAGTTATCGAGGTGATAGAGCAATCCCCAATGAACGATTAAATCAAAGGGCCCCGGCACGGTCCACTCCTTATCCTGATCCACTAGATAGGCTTCAAACCCATCCTCTTTCATGAAGTCCACGAAGAATTGTCGTCCATCTGTAAAGACAGCTTCAGCCCCTAATTTTGCAAGCAATCGTCCGTTGTTCCCATGCCCACAACCCACGTCAAGGATTCGTTTCCCTGGAAACCAATCTGCTCCCAATACTTGCACAAGTACATTGACCCGTGCAGCGTTCCATTGATCGCAACTCTCATGTTGAAAATAATCATGCTTCGTCGTCATCTTAAACTCCATCGTATGCCGTGATATTGTATTTGGTTGTCGACCAAGGGTACCAATCTATCTCTGGAAAACTGGGGGTGTATGTCGCAACTTCTGGCCCATTGTTATTCAGCGCATGCCCCCACTTCTTCTGATAGTACGCTTGAGCACGAAGCAACGTCTTGTTTCTGTCGCGTCCATCTTCTGGTTGAATCCGTTCCATGTGCCAGTGGACGTTTTCATAGTTCGGGTCACACGCTTTGCTGTTCAGTTCTGTGCGAATCGCCTTCTGAACCCCGATGGAGTTATGCATAAATCCCCAGTCATGCGTATCTTCAATACTCATTCTCATCTTGTCGTATCCCGAATGAAAGACTCGCTTCATGAAATCGGCATCCCCGCAATAGGGAGAACAGAATCGCTCATCCCAATACCCCGACTTTCTTAACACATCCAACGTGATATAGTAGAACTGATCTCCCGCTGGACCCCAAATAAAATCGTAGTGCTTGCGCCATTCTCTCAACCATGTCGCAAACTCAGGATGAATGTATGTATCATCTTGAATACAGGCTATGTTGTTAGAATGTTGCAAGGCTTTGAGAAACACACTATTCCAACTTCGCGCATTCCATAAGTTCGATTCGTCTGTGTTCAAACTATTGACAACAACTCGATCCACATAACTTTCTGACTCAAGGGAAAGAGATACGAGAGAATGGTTCGACATGACATTGGAACGAATGCCCTGTCGTCCTAATTCTGTCACTAGACGATTGAGTGCTACAGGACGATTGAACGTCAGAATCCAGGTTGATAGATTATCCATTGATGAGCCCCCATTCCTTGATTGCTTCGTGATACTCTTTCCCGTATGTATGATCGATGGCCTGACGCATCGCGTGACACCCCGCAAGCGTTCCCCCTGGATGCCCGTGCAGTGCGCCTCCAACATTTGCCATATAATCATTACCAACATTCTTTGTGACATGATTGACAAGTCCTGGGTGCATTCCACACGACAACGCGGGAAGCACATTATGGGAGTGCAGCAAGTCCATGACACTTTTCAATTCCTTGGTATCTTCTTGCATGTATCCACCAAACATCCCCGCATGGATAGAGTCAACTCCCGCAAGGGCAGCAAGTTGACACATCGCATACCATGACATACCAAACGCATTTTTGCTATGGGTGATAACTTTATCCCCGCTCTTTTGATAGTGCAGGAACAATGGAAGGTTCAGTCGGCGAATGGAATGATACGCACCCAATCCACTCCAGAAATTGATATGCACCCCATTCGCACCTTCTTCAGCAAGGAACAACGCTCGCTTCTCAATCACATGTGGGTCTCCGTTAATCGAGAAGCAATAGACAACTTTACGACCACACTTATGTAAATAGCTTGTGATGATCGGCACTCGTTCTTCCAAGCTACAGAATGCGGGATTGGAAAGGATTTCATCTTCCTTGATGAAGTCCACGCCACCATCCACCAACTCTTTCACCATGTCTAGCAATTGATTCGGGCGTAACCCAGTCTTGGGCTTGATGATTCCTCCGAAGATGGGCTTATCGTATTGCCCGGTGAGCGCACGGATACCACGGATACCGTACTTAGGTTGCTGGAAATGTTTACGCACCGATTCAGGAATTTGTAATGACTCAATGCGACAATGAGTGATATGGGCAATGTCGGCTTGCCCACCAAGAATTTGGCACATGAGATGGGCAATACCATCCCCCTCCCAATCGGTGTTGATGATCGGGAAAGCAATTTTTATCGTTGGTCGTTCTTCTCGGTATTCTGAATCGAAGTCGGTATGTAATACCAGACACGCATGGTTCTCAAACAGTTCATCCGTTTCCCAGTGATTGCGGATATTGGGGTTGCCCATGCTCTGCCCGATAGCCAAATCAAATGCTGACTTCTTGACGCTGTGAGTGCTATCAAGTTGATAGGAAACAACTAGATACTTCTCAGGGTCAATAGAACTCTCATCACGAAAAATATTAAACATTGCAAATTTCCTTTCCGCTTTTCTTATAGATCACATAACTCATACCAAATACTTATCTCCTATCACAGAAGGCACTTTGACCACAACGATAGTGCTCTTTTCATGCACAACGCAGTCACTTATTTCGTCTACGCCAAAAATGAAAATATCCCCAGGCACTAAGAGTCGTCCGTTACACGTCATGGACCCACTCACAAACACATTCATCTCTTCAACCAAGTGATGATAATGTAATGGTATATAGGCACCCTTCTCATGGATCATCACAGAAATTTCAAACTCAGTCGTGCGAATCAGTGAAGGCTCAAAGTCACCGATGATCCATCCATTCTTAAATTCTTCCAACCGACGCATTCTCATGTATGATGCTCCCTCAAATAATGATTCAAGTCCTCTGGTGTTCCAAGGGACCACATTTTCTGAATGTTCTTCACACGAATCTTCTTCCCATCAGCAATCGCTTCATTGTAGACAGGACACACATAGAATTCATTATTGACACGAATGTTCTTCGTCATCATTTGTTCTGCGTACTTCACAAAGTCTGATCCATGCGTCCAGTAATAGAGTCCCACTGTCGCATCATCGGAAATGACTTTCTTCTCCGCAACTTCACTGACAAATCCTTGCTCATCCACTTTCGCAAACGAATATTGAGGATGGACGGACTTAAACGTGATAATGCCTCCATCGATCCCTGCTGCGGAGAACGCATATAAGCATTCATTGGAGTTCCATTCTACCGATTGATCGGAGTTCGCAATCAACATGGGCTGCTCGTTGTCGATGAGTGACTTCGCAAGGAGTACCGTACACGCGGCTCCCTCTGTCACTCCATCTGCTTGCACGATATCGCACCCAGGAGCGACCATGTTCAGCATGTACTTGAGTTGATACTTCTCATAGTGCGCTTTCTGCACGATGAATATATAGTGCGCATCAATATTGAGACTTTCCTTAACAACTTGGATCATTGGTCGTCCGTTGACTTCAATCAGGGGCTTCGGGAATGTATATCCCGCTGTAGCAAAACGCGACCCATGACCCGCCATTGGTACAATAACGTTCAACTTCTTGTCACGCCAGGGAATCGTCTTATGAACAATCCCCCTGAAGTAGTCAGCAATAGTCTCACCGAGGGCATGGTTGACTTCAGAGGGGTCACAAACGGGAATCAAGTGTGCGCCCGAGGCTATCGCTCCCTCACGTCCTATATGCGAATCCTCCACAACGACTGTGTTATTCACGTCCGTCTTGAGGGCAATCATGCACTTCCAGTACATCTCAGGAAACGGTTTAGGGTGTCGTACATCTTCATTGGACACAAAATAGTCTACTTGTTCCATCACTCCTAGACGACTGAGGGCCATCAC